TCACCCACCCACTTGTCATGCTCCAAGCGCTCAGTAAACGTCATCGACCTGCCAGTATCTGCCACCCACTTAGCCTCAAACGTAGGCTCTTTCCAGCAGCCACAGACCCCCACAGGAATCTTGCCGGTAGTGTGCAGGATGTACCAACCATCTAATGCACCCTTCTTGCTTGATACGTGAGGCACCCGGTGGATTTCACCATCAGGTATCAACTCCTTGATGGTCAGCCCTGCCACTTCGCAGTGCTTCCTAAAACTGGCAACCGGATCAACCAGGTCAGTCGATGCTGTGGCCACTGCAAAGCCGTTGGGGAATATGCTCGATAGACTGCTCATGCCTGCACCCCCACCAGCTCTGGCCATATAGCCTTCCAGCTGCCTTGGCACACCATCTTCCGGTTAACTCTTCCCTCAGTTTCCTGCTCTATCCGAACCGCCTCCCAAGCACTCATCTCACGCCTGCCGGTCAGGCATTGATACAAATATTGCTCGTTCATGCCAACTTTTTCTGCCAGTTGTCGGCGCTCATCTGGGGTTATTTGAGTATTCATAGGGCACTGAGTCTAGCAGATCGCTATAAATCTAGGGGCATAGGGAAAACACTTAGAAAATAATCTATCAAACCGCTAGAAACATCTAGTTTTTTGCTAGAATTCTGGTCATGGGCAGGAAAATAGGTTCTTGCCCATCGCGCCAAATGGCCAACAACACAAAGGAAACAAAATGACAACATCAGCTCAATCTCTTGCTCAGTACAAAGAAAATCAAATGTACGGTGTCAACGACATCAACGCATATATTGCGTCAATCAAAACTTCAATCACTTATAAATTAACTGGTGCCAATATGGTAGTTGCTGGCTTAATGTCAGACGCTCAAGAAGAAATGGCTCACGGCAACAATGAAGGTGCCCGCAAAACTCTTAACCGCGCCAAAGCTGTTTTGTTCCAAATCATGGACGGCAGCTTGGTTGGCACAGTTGAACGCATCTAAAACCCACGGGGCCACGGCCCCCTTAACTTGAAAGCACACTATGAAAGAAAAAATCCTCGATGTCTTAGCAGCCACCGCCATTGGCGTTGGCCTGGCCGCATTGCTTGTCGCATGGTGGTCATCATGACCAACCTGCAAGACTTCTGCCAACAGCCGCGCACCATGCAAGAACTGGTTGACGCTGGCTTTGCTGCTCACACGGTCTACAACGCCGTCAAACGCAACGAACTGACTAACACTAATGCAACCGACGCCTGGGGCCGCAAACAGCGCCGCAAAGGCCTTTTCTTGTCCACCGTAACCGCAACCCCTTACAACGCCTCCGCACTGGTGGCCGCTTGGAGCACACAACCATGAACATCGCCCCACCCTGCCCAGATGGCCTGTTGGAAATCAACATTGAATGCGAAGGGGTTGACTTGGTCTGCCACTTTGAATACTCCCCTGCCGAGTCAGGATCTAAAGACTCCATGGGCTTGCTCTATGAGCCTGACCGAATTGCAGAATGCTGCCTTGTAAGCGCCTACGTTGGCGACGTAGACATTGCCCACTTGCTGTTGCAGTATTTGGTTGATGAACTTGAAGCCGACGCCCTTAAATACACCGAAGAGGAACAAAATGACGATTACTGAACTTACCGCGGCATTGAAAACCGCCAAGGCAGCCGAAGACAATGCCAAGGCTTTGCGCCTTGAAATTGAAGGCAAGATAGTTGCTCTGTACGCCAAACCAGCTACCGGCGAAGGCACCCACAACGACGAAGAATTCAGCATCACTTGGAAGCTCAACCGCACGGTTGATTCTGAGAAGTTATCTGCTGGCTACGAATCTTTGCCGGTCAACGCCCAGCGAGCCTTTCGTTGGAAGGCCGAAGTCGAACTAAAGAACCTGCGAGCTTTGGCCGAGCTAGACCCCGTGTCCTACTCAGCTGCCGCCGAATACATCACCAGCAAACCCGCCAAACCATCCATTGACCTGAAAGACAAACCATGAGCTTTGACCTGAACTCCATCTCTAAGACCCGCCGTGTCCGCGCCCCCAAAATTGTGATTGTTGGCCAAGGCAAGATCGGTAAAACGACCTTTGCCGCCATGGCACCTAACGCCATTGGCATTCTGACTGAGGACGGCGCTGACGCCGTAGACGCTAACGCTTTTCCGTTGGCCGCAAGCCTGGCTGACGTGTACGCAGCCATTGAGACACTGATCAGTCAGGATCACAAGTTTGAATCCTTGTTCATTGACTCGCTTGATTGGCTTGAACCCATGTTGCAGGACTACGTCTGCAAGCAAAACAACTGGAAGAACATCGAAGCGCCGGGCTTTGGTAAGGGTTATGTTGCAGCAGCTGAAGAGTGGCGCAACCTGCTGTCTGGCTTGGAAGTTTTGCGAGCTACCAAAGGCATGGGCATCATCCTGATTGCTCACGACAAGATTAAGCGCATCGAAGATCCCTTGACCGAGGGCTATGACTCCCATGTTTTAAAGTTGCACGACAAGGCCGCTGGCTTGGTGCAGGAATGGGCCGACATCATTGGCTATGCCGGTTACCGCATATTTACCAGCAAGACCGACGCAGGCTTTTCCAAGAAAGAAACCAAAGCCACCACTACCGGCGAGCGCATTTTGCACGTTGAACCCCATCCAGCTCATTGCGGTGGTAATCGCTTTGGCCTCACCAATATGCCGCTTGACTGGGCGGCATTCCAGGCTGCGCTCACTGCAGCTCAGTCCTGATTTTCAGTCCAACCATTAACTAGGAAACACAAAATGGCACATTTTTCTTTTGACGCATCAACCGTAGCACCCCAGGCCGTGACTGGCCCAATCCCCGCAGGCACTTACCTTGCCCATTGCATTGAATCCGATGTCGCCCCGCTGAAGTCTGGCAACGGCACCGGGTTGAAAATGACCTTTGAAGTTTTGGATGGCCAGTACAAGGGCCGCCGTATTTGGGAGAACCTCAACATCCAACACACAAACGAGGACACCCAGCGCATCGCTCAGAGCCAGCTCTCAGCCCTGTGCCACGCCGTCAACGTGATCAAGCTGGAAGACACCGCAGCCCTGCACTTTAAGCCCGTCAAGGTCAAGGTAGTGGTGCGCGAGGCTCAAGGCCAGTACCAGGCCAGCAACAATGTTAAAGGCTATGAGTCTGCCGGTGGTTCAACCGTTGCATTTGTACCGGCAACCGACGCATCCGCGCCGCCAGCTGCTGCATCGGTGTCCAAAGCACCCGCTTGGGCAAGAAAGTAAACCATGGCCGCAATCCCCGCATCTGTCGTGGACCCTGTGGCCGACGCCATCTTTGCCCATTACAAGGCAAAGTATGGCGCCGAGTTGCAACGCCCTTATCTTGGCGCTAGCGCCATTGGTAAGCCTTGTTTGCGCCAGCATTGGTATTCTTTTAGATGGTCCAAACCCGCTGAATTCTCTGGCCGGCTGTATCGAGTGTTTCGCAGTGGCCATTTGCAAGAACCAAGGGTTTATGCTGATTTGCGAGCCATTGGCTGCACGGTCTTTGACGTAAACCCATCCACCGGCAAACAATTTGGCTGGAGTGAACCAAGCACTGGGCACCACTTTCGAGGCAATGCCGACGGCATTGTGATTGGCTTACCCCAAGCACCTAAAGCCCCGCATATACTGGAAATAAAAACAGCATCCGACAAATATTTTCGGGAAATGCAAAAGTCTGGAGTGAAGGTGGCCAAGCCCGAGCACTGGGCGCAGATGCAATCATATATGCACTGGTCAATTGCTGAGTTTGGCGAAGACGGTTGCAGGCGAGCCATTTACATTGTCGTTAATAAAGACAACGACGACATTTACACCGAACGCTTGGAGTACGACGCACAAGCAGCGCAAGCAATTGTGGACAAGGCACTGGCCATCATTACCGCCACTGAGCCACCGGTGGGGATCAGCACTGATCCGACCTGGTACGAGTGTAAGTTTTGCGACTTCCACAGCATTTGCCATGGCACCGATGTACCGGCACCCACTTGCCGGTCATGCGCTCATATCACGCCTAAGTTGGAAGGTAACGGCAACTGGCTGTGTGAAGTCCATGCTGGAAAGGTGTCCGACAAGGTGCAGCGCGACGGTTGTAGCCATCACCGCTACATACCGATCTTGTTGGCCAAGAGTGCCAAGCCCATGGACATGGACGGTGACGCTGTGGTGTACCAGATGGCCGACGGCCAACAATTCACCAACGGAGACCCCAAGGTAAACCCTAAACACTTGGCCAGCGCCGAAATTCATGCAGCCAAAGACAAGGCAGTCTTGGTGCACGAAGACGTGATGAAAATCCGCATCCAGTTTGAGGGAAGGATTGTATGATCCTGCGCGACTACCAGACGCGCACGGTCACCGATTTGTTTGATTGGTGGACAAAGCACCAGGATGCTAGCGACATCCCGTTGCTGGTGTTGCCTACCGCGGCAGGCAAGTCGGTGATTTGCGCCGAGATTGTGCGACAAATGTGGGCACAGTGGCCGGATTACCACCCTCGCACGGTAGTCCTGGTGCCTAGCAAGGAGCTGGCCGAACAGAATGCGGCCAAGCTACAGGCACTGCTGCCGGACGACATCCATGTCGGGTTTGTCAGCGCCAGCTTAGGCAAGAAACAGCACCAGGCTGACGTGATTGTGGCCACGATTGGCAGCATTCACAAGTCAGCGCACTTGTTGGGTGACATCAAGGCTGTGATTATTGACGAAGCTCACTTGGTGGACACCAAAGCCCAGGGAATGTACCGCACGTTCTTGGCCAAGCTGGGTAATCTGTGCGACTTCCGCACGGTCGGCATGACGGCCACGCCGTTTAGAGGTAACCAGGTTTGGCTGACCGACGGTGACGATCCGCTGTTTACCGGCACGGCCAGCAAGGTGACCATGGGCGAGCTGCTGCAGCAAAAGTTTATTGCGCCATTGGTGCCGCCCACCGAGAAAATGACCATCCGCATCGATGCCAGCCAGGTCGGTATTGCCAACGGTGACTATAAGGTTGGCGAGCTATCCGCGGTGGTCGCCGGTTACCTTAAGCAAGTAGCCAAGGAAGCCGTCTACATGGCCTCACAGCGCCGCAAGTGGATAGCCTTCACGCCAAGTGTGGCCAACGCTGAATGCCTGGCCGACAACCTTAATGGCCTTGGCATTACCGCGGCTGTTGTGTGTGGTGAGACACCTAAGCAGGAGCGCCAAGACTTAATCCAAGACTTCCGGTCTGGCCAGATTCATTGCTTGGTCACCGTGCTGGCGCTATCAGTTGGTTTTGACGTGCCGGACGTGGACTGCATTATTTGGTGCCGTCCTACTAAGTCACCGGTACTGTATGTCCAAGGAATGGGCCGAGGTACTCGAATTTCACCGAATAAAGAGAATTGTTTGGTGCTTGACTTTACCGACACGGTTGAGCGTTTGGGGCCGGTGGACATTATCAAGGGACGGGCTAAACGAATTGGTGGCAACACCGAAGGACCGTACAGCATCTGTCCTGAGTGTGGCGAGCGCAACGCCCCCAAAGCCCTGATTTGCACGTCCTGTGGTGCAACGATCCGCGAGGAAGAAGTCAAGCCGGTGGATGCCAAAGTATCCCTAGCCGCGCTCTTGTCAGCGCAAGCAGAAACCACGCTGGTTTGGCATGACGTGACCAGAGTGGAATATAAACTGCACCGCAAGCCTGGTAAGCCTGACTCCATGAGGGTTGACTATTACAGCGGCATATTGCAGTGCGCCAGCGAATGGGTTTGCTTTGACCACATTGGATACGCTAGCCAAAAGGCGGTGGCCTGGTGGTTGCAGCGCAGTTTGGACGACAGCTATCCAAATTCAGTTGATCAAGCCATTGAAGTTTTGATGGATGAAGGACAAGACTATTTGCAAACACCCCGCCGAATTGCAACACGCAAGAACGGCAAATACACCGAGGTAAAAGAATATGAATTTGATTGAGTTGAACGCCATCAAGGAGCACTTATCCAAGCAGCTGGCTGAACTTAATGCAATTGGTGTTAACTGCATCAATTGCACAGAGTATGACCAAGGACAATGCAAACAGTACCAAGCACAGCCACCGCAAGATTGGCTGCATGGATCAGTTGATTGTGAATATTGGGAATTCGACAATATTCCTTTTTAAGGAAAACAACATGACTTGGCGCGAAGCATCAAGCAAGTTCATACGCGACATTACTCGGGTCAGAACGATCAGAGAGATCATTGCCAAAGAGTTACGTGAAGCTCACGTAAAGAAACTGGAAGCAGAGGCTGCGGTTGAGTACGCCGTGTCTATCGTCCAGTACAACGAAAAACGAATTGCTCGTTTGCAGAAACGGCTGCTGGAGCATACAGAGGAAGGAGACTACGCATGATTGACCGACTCATTCTCAGTGCCGTGCTGGGTACGGTTGGCTGGCATGGCCTGAACCCTGAGCCGCCAGTGCCAATGACTTTGCAAGCCAAGGCCAAGTACAAATCCGTGAGCGCAGTCTGCGCTAAAAAGAAGAAGACCATCAAGGTCAAAGAACTATGCAAAAAATGGGAGGAACACAAGACATGAAACCATACGGATACGTTTGGACAAAAGACAAACACGAACCTAAATTTTTCTGGACAGAGCAGCCAGCCAGAGAGATTCAAAAAAACTTTGGTGGTGAAGTGGTGGCAGTCTATAAATGAAGCTCAAGAATCACCCAGCGTTTCCAACGCCTGAGCCAAGAGACTCGGGTAGGGCGGGCATAACAACGCTCGACTACTTTGCCGCAAAAGCTATGCAAGCCTTGGTAGACACTGCGCCAGAAGATTTTGAGCTTGACTATGACGACATTGCAAAGTCAGCATACAAACAGGCGAAAGCCATGATGAGGGAGAGACAAACATGATTGAAGCAATCAGAACATTTTGGGGTAAGTTGCGCGGTCAAGGCCGAACAATTGTCGAACAAGGGTTTGTTTGGCGTTGCACACGTTGCAGTCATATTTTCATAACCAAATCTACAGCGGAGAAGCACCCATGCCCAGACCAAAAAGTGAATTGACCAAGTCCGGCAGGGCAATTGGTATTCGGCTCACTGAGTCTGAATATCAGCAATGGCTAAAACTTGGAGCCGCCAAGTGGTTGCGAAAACTTTTACAGGAGAAGCGCGATGCCAGCGTTTGAAACATGGAGCCATGAGAACTTGGTCAAGTTTGCTGCCGAAGCGTATCAAAAAATGCAGGAACAGCACGACCTGATTCAGCAGTTGCAAAACGATGTGAAAGACGCCATCAAGGCATACAGGGAGGTCATGAAATGAGACAAGCCTATATTTGCGTCAGATGCAAGCGCAAGATCATCAGCGTCACAACGCTTTGCCCTTATTGCGGAGGTAACCCTCAATGATCGAAACAATCTTCATTCTGCTGCTGGGTGCCGCCATTGGCATTGGCGGGCTTGTTGCCTTCCTGCACTTCTTCGCTGACTAGACGTTGCGCTCGAAGTGCGGGCAGTCCACCAGGTTACTGAAGTGGCCTCCCCAGCGGTTCTTCGGGTGCAACGATTCCCAGTACAGCCCAATCGGCTCAATGATTGCCTTGCTCCAGATGATCTTGCCGTCTTTGAAGAAGTTCAGATCAATGGCGCAACGTTTGAGGTGGATGCTGTTCATGGTCTTGGATCTGCCGGTTTTAAAGTAGATGGCTTGCTGCTCTGGCGTTCTGGACAGCTCACCGCCGGTCACGACAAAACCTTGCTCAGTGGCGTACTGGATCAGTTTGCAAGCGTCCAGTAGGAACGCGGCTTGTTCGGTGTTTAAACTCATTTTTTCCTCATTTCTGCTAGCTTCTCGATGGTTCGGCCAGCAAAATAAGCCCCCATAATCAGCTGACCCCAATTCCCCAGCAAAGTGACGTAGGACTCATTTGCGTTGTATCCAAAGGCTGACATCATGGCGAACAGAAAAAACCCTAGAAAGATCGCTATGAGGCTCATGGGGCGTATATTTTTGGACAGCCATGAGTCAGATGCCATGTCCGCTTCCCAGCGGTCTGTGATGTTGTCAGCGTCGTTTTGCGCGGCCTTGGCCAGCAGGTCAAGCTCGGCCAATTCCATCTTGGCCTTCTCTATGCCCAACTCCAGCAGGCGCTCTTCATGGTCGAACTGCAACTGGCGCAGCTTGGCCACGTCTTCCGGCGTGGGGTTGTCGGGGATCTTCACACCGAGCGTGTTCTCAACCACTTCCTTGCCCTTGGCTTGGATGGCGCTGGAAAGCAGCCCCAACCCATTCTGGGCAAGGCTACCAAGTAAAGATGCGACTAGAGGTAGCATTATTTTTCCTTTTCAAGTTTCTGTCTGAGCTTTTCGACCTTTTCGACTTGCGCTTTGACTTCGTGTTTGGTTTCCAGAATGTCCATGTACAGCATTCCAAGCAAGGGCAGCAACAGCCCTACGAGCACCACAGCAGCCACCCAGCCCATCATGTCTTCCCCCAGCGACTGACGAGGAGGAGCCACAGCCACAGGTACAACAGGAATATAGAAGTCACTACTACTGCCGCCAGTTTTAGTCGTAGGTTTCTTTCCTCTTGTCGTTGTTGCCACTGCGATTGCCTTTCCTGAGAAACGTTTGCAAGTCTGGCTTTCTCCTGTTGCTCTCGGATGACACCGCGCATCTCATACGTCTGGGTGTACAGGTCGGCCAAGCCTGGGGTCTGGTACACCATGATCTCTCGGATCGTCACGTCCAGCTTGGCCATCTCTTGTTGGCACATGATCCGGTTCATCGCGGTCTTCATCTGCTCGGCGTTGGTGACGTTCGGATCATAGACTTTTGCCTTTGCTTCCTCTGCCCTCAGATATTCGGTCAACTTGTCTTGCAGCGTCCAGAATTTTGTCAACTCGGCAACGATGTCTGCCATCGCTTGTGACTCGTTGTAGTCAACGAATTTTTCCGTCTTTTTCGCCACAGGCTTGGGGCTGGCTGGCGTGGCAAATAGCCGCTGCCACCATGATTTAACGGCTTGAGCGTCAGACGCAATCTCTGTAGCCGTGTTTTTAATCTTGAGAAAATTAGACTTGCTCTGCTTGTACAGGTCGCACAGCTTCGTAATTCCTTGAACACAGGAATTCGCAGCAATGAGCAAACTGATCGGATCAATTTACAGCCCCAGTATGCGTTTAACCAAATCGCCAGCAAAGCCTGGGCCAAACAGCACAGCAGCAATGACAACGTAGATCAGGTATTCAATCCGCGTCATGCGCTTGTCGCCATCGACAAATGACTTCTCAATAGCCGCGTAGCGTTCAGAGCAAACAGCCTCATGCACGGCAAAATTTATTTCAAGTTCTTCGTTCATGGTCTGAGTGCATTCTTTGATGTAGATGGTGCTGCCAATTGGTTTGGCTGTTTGAGTGCTTCTTCTAAGCGTTTGGTTGTCAATCTTCCACGTTCAAATTGTGCAGCTTGTTTTGCAAGTGGCATTTTGATAGCTTCAAGCCCTGCCAGTCCTCGCATCACAGTGCCGCCGGTATTTGAATAATTGACGGCACCAGGCTGTTTGACCAAGATGTCTTTTAATGCATCTCTCAAATCAACTATTTCTTGTCGGCCTTGTTTGCCAAACATATAAGCCAATTTGTCATCAAAATCCAATTCATTAACCATAGTATTGAAATTTTTAAACGACATTTGGTCACCCTTGGTGAGCAAATCTTTTAAGTGTTCAATGGTCTGTCCTTGCAATTCAGCATATGCCTGCCTGCCTTGGGGGCCAGCTTTTTTTAGCAAACTGGTGACAGTTCGCATTTCTTCCAAGCTGCCATCCAACACAACATTTTTAAAAATGTCTTCATAAGCAATTTTTCGGTCTGCATAACCAACTTTAGTGCCAAGCAATTTGTCTACTCTAGACACATTCTCAAATTGATTAGCCAGTTCTTTGCGCTGTGTTCTAGCGGCTCGATATAGATCACCACCAGCACCTTCGGTAGCTTGGTCAATCAATGACTTCAATTCTTTGGCGTTGGGTGAATTTTTAATTTTGCCAACTTGTTGATATACATCTTCCAAAGCACGAATTGAAATTGTGCCCTTACCAGATGGATCATTCATCTTTAATGATTCAGCCACAGAATCCAAAATAGGATCAAGTGTTTTTCTCATTGTTGGTGTTTTTTGCTTTATAAAATCAATAATATTTTGATATGGCACTTCTTGCAAAGTTTCACCGGCAGTGTCTGCTTTAGCATAGGCTTGCTTGTAAGCATTAAATTTTTGTTCATACGCATTAACTAAAGCCTTGTCAACAAGTTTACCAACTTGACGCATTGTGGTTGGGTCTGCAACCTTAGCGCCAGTTTCTTCAGCCATGTTTTGAAATTTTTGAGAAATAGCTTGTTTTTGTTCTTCTCTAAATGCGCCCATTTGCTTAATAAGTTTGGCTTTCTTGTCCTCACTAACACCGGAAATAGCGCCACGCTCAACGTCAGCTTCAAATTGTTGCTGGGCCAAAGACTTGGTGCGTTCACCAGCTGTAGCAGGCAGCTTCAATCTTTGCAGGCGCTCTTCGCGCAACAAGTCTTCAACAGTCTTAGCAGCTCCCATGCCTTGCATGGTTGGCTGCTGACGGGTTAAAGCATTTGCGAACACGTTCTTGGCAGGTGCTACGGCTTGTCTAAGGATAGGGCTTAATTGGTTAATTGCACCAGGCATAAGGGTGCTTAAGGACGTTCCTGCACTGGTCAACGGTGTAGGTGGTATTGCACCCAAAAATTTGCCAATTGCCCCAGTTATTTCTGGGCCAGTTTCAGTTAAAGGCGTAAAGCCAATCATTTGTCTACTTGCTTTGCCAACGTCTTTGCCTGCTGACATTCCAAATTCAGTAGGAGTGCCGCCAAAATTTTCACCTAAATACTCAGCAACCGGCCCGGCCACTGCACTGATGACATTGCCGGCAATAAGAGCTGGAGTCTCGGCAACACCCATGATCCGGTCGCGTAACGACACTTCTTTCTTGGGCAAACTTGTGACATTTTCTGCACCAGGTATATTGGCACCGGTCAATCCCAACTTTTTATAGAAATCAGGCCGTGAAATTCTGTCTGCATAAAATTTTTGATGTAATGCATCAGCCAATGCAACATCTGGCACATTGTTGTACTCAGGATTCTGCTGACGAAATTCAATAAGTGTTGCCATTTCAACCGCCTATTTTTTAGCAGGGAACAAACCCAAAGGATCAGATGCAACAGTGCCTGCCGCCCCACTAGAAGGTGCTTCGTATCCTTCAATAAATTTCTTACCTTCACTTCCAGCACTTATTTTCATGCCTGCAATTGCTCTTTTTCTTGATTCTGCTTTTTGCTTTACAACTGATTTATCTTCGCCAACAGATGGAAAATATTCCATAATTGTATTTGCAACTTCAGATGGTCCAAAATTAGCACCAGACGTTTTACGCAAATAAGCAATTGAAAAAGCCAATTGCGCTTGACCAATTTTTTGTTGATTTATATCAGGGCCAAATAGTTTAGTTGGATCATTTACCGCTAACGCATAAATGTCATTCACCAACTTATCGCCTATGCCCAAAGGCACATATTTGACAATTCCTTGAGCCAAATTAACTGTACCAGCTCCAGTTGTTGTGCCTTCTTTTTCGGCTTGATTAAACACTTGTTGAGCTTGTGCCATAGCACTGCCAAACATGGCTGCATTACTTTGACCTTCAGTCAAACCAGTAGACTTGCCTTTCATTCTGTTATCAGACACAGGCATACCATCTGTTGGAACTGCTGGAGCAACCCCGGGTGCTGTTTGGGCGGCAGCTGCTGGCGGAAGAACACTAGGTTTTCCTTGGACATTAGCCGCCGGAAAAACACTAGGCTTTCCTGCTTTACCGCCACCGCCAGCAGAAGGTTGCCCAAATGTGACATATGTACCTTGCAGCGTATTAGGATTAACACCAACAAGATACCCGTTTTCATCTTGTTGAATTGAATAGCCAGGGTGGTTTACTTTCCATTGCTGGACTTCTTTGTTAAAGTTAAGTGTGTCTCTGGCAAGACTTATATCTTTAATTTGCTGATCGTAAACAGCAATGTTGGGATCTTTGGGATTTTTGTCAAACAAAGCCTTGCGTTCAGCAATCAATTTTGCTGTTTCACTTGGCGCAATGTCATGTGCTGCGGTGTAAGTAACATTGCCTTCTTCTGTCACTAAATTTCTGCCAACAACATGAGCTTTACTTAATTGATCACGTCGCTTGGTCAAGAATTCAATTCTTTCCTTTGCTTTTTGGCTGTACATGTATTTTGGACTCATCAAATCAGCGATTTCAGCATCTATTTGATCAACTTTAGATATTGGTGTGGCAAGTTTATTGACCGACTCAGCGGTTGCAGCAGGCGAAAGTGCCAATTGATTGGGTATCTGCGTAGCGGGCGGCAGTTCAACGCCTCTGGCCGGAAGATTTCTTGCTTCTAAAGGTGCTTGCGCTGTTACCGGCGCTTCCAAAGCAGCTTGACGACGCGCGTTAGTATCACCGGCGGCGCTTAGGGTTGTATTATCGTATGCAGGCAGACCGGTAGCTGATGGCGCTGCGGATGATGGTTGCTGCCCTCTTTCTGAAAATGTTTTATCACTTTGGTAGGCTCTAAGAATTTGAGCAGAATCCATTAAATGTCTGCCTGTAGCTTGCACTGTAGGATTTCGATGTTGCAACATTTGCATAGCCGCAACCATAGGATCAGAAGGGCCGCCATGCTTTTGCACAGCGCCCATAATTTGGCCTATGGCATCTTGCGCTTCCTTAGCCTGATCCATTTGGAATTGCAACTGTTGCGCGTGCAGTTGACCAGTTTGTCGCTGAGTTTGCGCGGCCAAGATGTTTTGAACTTGGCCATACTGTGCCAGCGGATCAGGCACTTGAAGTGGCTGAACGCCAAGCGCAATTCTAGTGTCAAGAGGCATGATTTAATCCTTATTATTGAGGCAATGGGCCTACAAAGGTGTTTGAACCTGGTGTGTATTGACCATAATTAGGCCCGTATGGCAAAGCACGTAATGCGTTTGTCATGTTTTGATTACCCGTGTAATTCAAATACGTGCCTAAGCCGCTGGTAATGGCATTTGCGCCGCCGACGTAGCCAGACGCTCGCGCATTGGCCGCGCCTTGGTATGCTTCGCCGACATTGCCTGCCATGTTTTGACCGGCTGCGCCAATTTGTTGCGCTGTGGTCTGACCCATACCTGTCATGGCTTGCAACGGCCCCAGACGAGCTTGGCGCTCTGCCTGATACCTGTTGAAAGCGTTGGTGTACTCTTGGCTACCCATTTCTTGGCCATATCGTTGCGCGGCCTTTAAAGCGCCGCCAGAGATCAGACCACCACGGGCGGCAGCAGATCGGTCAAGCGCCTGCTGGCCTTCTTTTAACCGAAAACCATACCCTGGGTCTTGTTGGAATTGTTGCATTCCAAACGGCGTGTACTTGGACGCTTTGACCAGTTCCGGTAGCGCGTTAACGCCGACATCGTAGAACGGTTTTTGCCTAGTTACGTCTTCTTGGTATTGTTTATACTGCAAATCAGCAGAGCGATTTGCCGCGTTAGCTTGTGTGTTGGCCGCGCTGTTTGCGGCGCTTGCACCTAAAAGTGAGCTGCCAATAATTGCAGCGGGCATCATCCATGCGGCCATATCAATTCTCCTTAACTAAATCTTGCGCGATTGACAGTACTTGCGCCATGTCGTGCGGTTCTGTCAAGACTTCATCAATCTTGTCTTCGTCTGTACAGTCAGTAGCGTGGATGCAATACCAAACCACGTCTGTGAGCGATTTTACGCCGTGATGCTTACCTGCGGCAATAGTCAAACAAGCGGGGGCATGAATGACTTTCTTTTCACCATCAACAATCAATTCTATTGATCCACTGGCCAAAATCGACAAATGCGAAAATGTATGCTTATGATGTAACAGCAAATAGTCTGCTGGCATCCGCATTTCTTTGGCGTACATGCCCGAGCTAAAGTGGTGGTGGATCATCAATTATTCCAAAAGAAGAATGTTGTTAGGTACGTATTGTGTCACCAGCCAGTTCGTGCCGTTAGACACCAAAGTCGTCTGGTCGCCCGTGCTGGCCAACAGGATGGACGTTGCCGCCGCACCGCCGGTCAGAGGCACCACGTTTGAGGTCGCTGAGACAACCGTCTGCGCTTGATAGTTCTGAAACCTCAAAACCCGACCTGTCCAACTTGAAGCTGTTGGCAAAGTCACCGTACAGGTTGAGCCAGACTTGTTGTTGATCAGCCAAACGTCAGTGTCCGCAACGGTAAAGTCAGCGGTCTTGGTAACGGGTGCGGCCACACCTGCTGGCGTTGCCCATGTCGGTGCGCTGCCTGTGGTAGCCGTCAGTACTTGGCCGGTAGTGCCCGCAGCAGTAAACGCATACGCTGCCCCATCCCCATACGCTACGCCGTAGGCTGTAGGGGTAGCAGAGCCGTTTGTGCCACCGTTGGCAATAGCCAAGATGCCTGCAAGAGTGATAGCGCCTGTAGTGGCCGTTGCTGGCGTCAGGCCAGTAGTGCCGCCTGAGAACGACAACACACCAGTGTTGGCCAGCGTGATGGTGCCCAAGCCATTGGTGACTGAAATGCCAGCGCCAAAACCCAACGTGTTTAGTGTGTACCCTGTACCATTACCAATCAGCAGTTGACCGTTAGTTGGTATGGTGTCTAACCCTGTGCCGCCACTGGTGACAGGAATAACGCCAAGACCACCACCAGTAATGTTGTACAAGCTGTAAAACCACCGATACCACTCCCTTGACACCGCGCCCGTGCGCTCGTCAATAATCGACACCCGTGGAGGCGTGATCTGGGTGGCGTTTGGACTTGTTGCCATAGTCAGGCATTGGTCGGGCTTATGATTAGTTCTGCCCCCATGATGGCGATCTTGTTGGGGTCAGTGCCTGAAAGCTCGTACACACGGTCGCGCAGCTTGAGTGTCATGCCCAGCCGACGCCAGAAAGTTCGTTGGCCATACACACCAATTTTGCCCAGCGGTGACCAATGCTCATTTGACCAAGTGTGACCGCCGTCATCTGACCAGCGCAGCATGACCGCAGGATCGTAACCTGGCGCGGCAGCGTACGCCGTAGTGACCAAGTTGTACCCAGTGATGTCGGTATCCGACAGCTCGTATTGCCCAAGCGGTTCAAAACCATCCCCTGCTTCGGTGGTCAATGTGACGCCTGATTGAGTAGTCAAATACGTTTGCACATATTCCGCCACAAGGTCTAACCCTGATTCAGTGTCGATGTTTTCGCTGTCATACGCAGGATACAGGCTTAACCCAACGCCTGCTTCGCAATCCAATTGCAAGCTGTGATGCGCTGTGCGCTTGAGGTTGTTTGTGCCTGTCGGCAGCGCCCGCCATGAGCGCAGCCACTTCTGGACGCCGCCATTGTCAGCGTACACATCCAAGTCAAACGTGTAGATGTTGCCGTTTTCAAAGTCGCCGACGATGATGTTGCCACCGAAATTGCACTGGCAATTGCTGCGGTGACGCATAAAGTCGCCGTTATCAAAACCAGCGCGCTCATGCCAGGCTTGGGTAGCTACGTCGTACACCCATGTGGCGTTGCCGCTTGGAAACGTCAGCACATAAAAAGCATGGCCTTCTTGCTGGTAAGTGTAAGCAATTGCGTCTGAGATGTTGCCGTACTGGGCGATGGCGTACTCAATGGCGTGAGTGGAGATACGAACGCCGGTATAGCCGTTTGCCCTGTAAACAATACCTTGGCCACGGGCATCTGTGCCCAGCCAGAACAAACCGTTGTCCATCTTGGCAATGGTTGCAGCCGACACGCAACCGATCTCGTTGAAAGCGCCTTGGATGCGGGTCAGGGGGAAATCAGTCGCGCCGGAGTCATACCAGACTTCGACCGAATCGGTGCCAAACACCCACAGCTCGCGGTGATCGGAAATCAGACCAACCACGCCATCGGGCGAGCCTTCGGCGCTTGCAAAGTCCAATGGGTCAACTGACGTGCCATCCAGCAACTGCGACACCCAGATGATCTGGCTGTCGGGCTGGTTGAAAACAAAGTAACCATCAAGGTATGCAACCGTCACCGCACCGGCAAAGTCGGGGTCACTAATCTGAGCAAAAACACCTGTAGTTTCGTTGTAGATGTAGCCGTTGGGATTGCAAGCAAAAAAGATTTGCGTTCCGTTATCAGCAATGCTTACAGGGCCGGTGCCGGTCACGTTGCCCAGCAATTGCGGCGTGGCCGTCAGGCCAGTCAATTTGTAGACTTCATACCCTGACACAACGTAGAAATCGCTGCCGTTGGTTTGATGCGCCCACAATGCGCGGATTGGGCCAGTGCCTACGGTTTGCAGGAAGTTAAGCCCTGGGGCACGGTTAAGAAACCCTGCTTCTTTGCCGCCTTCGGGAATGACTTCTGGAAACAAGTTGACCATGCGGTTGTCCGCAGCGTTGATACTGCGGGCAACATACGCTGAACCAAGAATCGGTGTTTTCATGCAATATAACTTGGATACCACTTGGTTGTCGTAACGTCGTAAGTCATTGTTAATGCCTTACTAACGACTGCTGTACCAGCCAGAGCAATATTGCCTGCTGTTGTCCATGTAAATACGCCAGTTGGAATCAATGTAATCGTACCCCCACCAGCAGAAATTGGACTTGGTGCCGTGATAGTCACAACAGCTGTTGTTCCCGAAACAAAAGCAATCGGCGTTGTTGGAGCGATTGTTGTTGCGCTTGCAACCGTTGGTGCTGCCGCGCTTACTGCGTTAAAACTGCTCAATACAAGGCTTGTGCCTGTAGCTGCACCAATGACCGGCGTCACTAGCGTCGGCGTTGTTGCAAATACAGCAGAACCGGTGCCGGTTTCATCAGTCAAAGCAGTTCGTAAATTGGCACTGCTTGGTGTTGCCAAGAATGTGGCTACACCTGTACCCAAGCCACTTACGCCAGTTGCAACAGGTAAGCCTGTGCAGTTGGTCAACGTGCCGCTTGTAGGTGTCCCAAGTATAGGCGTTACCATTGTCATACTGGTACTGGTGCAAGCGCTGATATTGCCGCTGGCAACTGTCCCCAACGCGGGTGCAACCAATGTTGAATTGGTAAACAGCAAAGCATTGGTGACTTGTTTAGTTGTGCCCGATTGCACAATTGGCAAGACATCCGCAACGGCGGCAGCAGTTGCAACGGGAAGAGCTGTGATTGCGATGGTGGCCATGTTAGTAGTTTCCTGCGTAAATGTTAAAGCGTTGACGAGTGGCGACAATGGCGTAAGGCATAGACATTACGTCATCTGGGTTGTTGATGCGCTTCAAGTTGCGCTTGCTGGTCATGGCGATGCGCTGCACTTGGGGGCTTGGCTCAACGCCAAACTCGGGGGCAAATTCCATTGCCAAGTTGTAGACAAACGCTCGCAAATAGCCTGGTGGGAACAGGATGTCAGTCGCCAAGTTAGCAGGCTGAGTCAGTTCTTCCACCGAAATAAAGTGCCATTCCAAGTCCCGTGTGGGCTTGGGGTAGATGTACATATCAACATCAGGGTAGGTCATGTTGATAAACAGCACTTGCGGGTATGTAGATGTCACCGTCTTAACAGCAATACCATCGTACTGCTGTTGGTTAATCATTTTTATGCCAAAGCTGACATTGGTGCTTGCGTCGCGGTAGTAGGTAGCGTCGTCCAGCAGAATGGGCCGGTTGCCTACAAAGTCACCTGTTGGGCCAAGAGTGCGGTTAATAAACCCCGCAGGCCAAGTAAACACCTGGTCTTGAGTGCTAAAGACAGATAGACGCTCAGTATTCCATGAGTCAATCATCTGGTTGAGCGCCATCAGCGCATCTTGCGACACAGACGCAGAAGGTGTCTCACCTTCAGCCAACACACCAAGCAATCGTAATGCACGGTTTATCTGATCACCTGCCGTGTAAATGGCCATGTTTATGCTCCTTGTTCGACCACCTCTATTGGTCTGGTACGACGACGTTTGACTTCCAATTCGTTGACGACAGGAGCCGCCTCAACAGGCGTGTCTAAAGTATATCGCACCCAGCCATTCTTTTCATCTTCTACGGCTTCAAGCTCCATAGTGGCAACTTTGGCACCGTGAACTTCATGAGACATGTAAATAACAGCCATAGTTTAAGAGGGGGCTGTTTAGGCCCCCGTTTGGTTAGCTTGCGCCGTGAATGATGGAAAAATTGATGATGACAGCTTCAGAATATGAAGTGGCAGCAGTCAAATTTCGCAACGTAATCAAAGCAGAACCCGCAGCCAAATACGAAACGTATGTGGTGTAAGCCCCAGCCGCGCTGCCAGTAGTGTTACTGGAAACGCACACAATGATTGTGTCATTGATGGAGATCGTGCTGTTGGTCAAAACAAACGACACTGCGGTGGCTCCTGCCAATGCCGCGTTGTTCATTGTGATGCGGCCAGCGCTGTTATTCAGCGTCACGCCTGTGGATTTGCTGGTTAACTGCGTTACCGCGCCTTGGGCTGCTGCGCTGTAGCCAATTTCTTGGCTAGCGTAGCAGGTAGTAAATTCGGGGTCGCTATACGCAACACCTACTGCTTGAGTATTTGGCATGATTTTTTCCTTTAAAAATAGGGGCCGAAGCCCCTATTAATTACATCAAAAATGCCGAATAAGCTGCGTCGCCAGTCTTCACAAAACGGTAGGTGTAAGCACCGAAACGTGGGACAGTGACTGAGCCAAAGATCGTAATACCAGTGCCTGTTGTGACAG